GTAGTGATTTTTACATACAAAGTTTAACACAAGATAAAGACATAGTTTTCTATGGCAACGATGGTGGCAGTGGTGTTAATGCCCTTACTCTTGATATGTCAAATGCAGGGGCGGCTACTTTCAATTCGTCAGTTATTGCAACTACAGCTTTAAATGCAGGAACAAATGGTGGTTTTTATCTAAATCAAGCTAATAGTAAAAGTAACATCAGATCCGAAAGCCAACCGATTGTTTTACAAACTTATGCCTCAAGTGCTTGGCAAGATAGAGTAACAGTTACAAATTCAGGCAACGTAACCGTTGGTGACATCACAATAAGTGGATCAACCATATCTGATGCTGCCGATCTAACTATAGATGTTGGTGGTGACATTATACTTGATGCTGATAGTGGAGAAGTTTGGCTTAAAGATAACGGAACTAATTTTGGAAGATTCTTCAACTCTGGTGGTAATCTTTATGTTAATCAACCTACTCAAGACGCAGATATTATAATTCAAGGTAATGATGGGGGTGTAAATGTAAATGCCCTTACCTTTGATATGTCAGCAGAAGGAGCAGCTACGTTTAACAGTTCTGTAATTATACCGTCAAATCTTCAACACGCAGGTGATGATGATACTTACTTACAATTCGATGCTGCTGACAGCTTCCGCATAATTACTGGGAATACTCAAAGAGTAAAAGTAGACAGTTCTGGAGTTCAACTTGGTGATAATGGCAACGGCTACTTCCAACCTGTTTCTGGCAACTATGGCTCTATCCAGATTGATGGTGGGGCGCATGGTGGTTGGGAAGGTTACTCTATAGGTGGTCTTGCTACATTTATGACAGACAATGCAAACCATCTCGGTTTGTATAATGATGGAAACGATCAATGGGTGCTACGAGCTGCTTATAATGGGGCAACTGAACTATATTATCAAGGTTCAAATAAACTTCAAACCCATACTTCTGGTATAAACATAGACGGTAATTTAAACGCAGTCGATAATATTTATCTTGCAGCTTCATTAATCCATGAGGGTGACACTGACACTTATATCAATTTTCCTGATGCAGGAAATGCTATAAATTTTGTTGCAGGTGGCGTTAGTGTCAAATATTTAGCTTCATCATATACTTCAACAACCGTACCTTTTTATAATTACGCAGCTTATTTTGATGAAACAGCTTCATTATCAGGCACAACTCCAACAATAAATGCGGTTGCATCGGGTGTGTTTTACTTAACCATGTCTGGCAATACGACTTTCACTTTTACTAACACTTCTTCTGGATGGGGTATTGGTTTCGTTTTATATCTCACTGGAAATGGCTCAACAGTCACATGGCCTGGATCAGTAAAGTGGGCAGGTGGTACTGCTCCAGATGCTCCTGCGAATGGAGAGGTGGACGTTTTAGTATTTCATACTAGAGATGGTTCAAACTGGTATGGTGTACTTGCAAGTGACGCAGCTTCATAGGGAGTAGTTAATGTCTTTTGGACAAAATCCTTTTAGTGTAGTAGCCTTTGGTGAAAGCTCACAACAAGAAGATGCAACATTTGCACTCACAGGTGTAGCAGGTACAGGTGCTGTTACAGCAGCAGCAGGTAAAGCTGCAGCAGATGTATCAATCACAGGTGTATCAGCTACAGGTACAATAGGTACTACTGTTGAAGCAGGACGAGTTATACATGGTGTTACAGGTGTATCAGGTACTGCTTCATTAGGTACTATTGCAATTACTGGTGGTGCAGGTACTGTTATATCAGTTACAGGTGTAGCAGGTACAGGTGCAGCAGGTTCTCTTACATCAGTTGCTAAAGCTGTAGTTGTACCAACAGGCGTATCAGCTACTTGTATTACAGATGACCCTGCTGTTAACGGAGATGAAATTACATCGTCTTCAGATGCTAACATAGCAATAACAGGTGTAGCAGGTACAAGTGCAATAACTGCAGCAGTAGGTAAAGGTGGTTCAACTAATGTACCTACAGGTTTAGCAGCAACAGGTTTTATTGGCTCTGTAACTATTGTAGCTAAATGTGTGTTATCACTTACAGGTGTAGCAGGTACAGGTTCACTAGGAACTGTAACACCAGACTGTCAAGCTGTAGTTGTACCGACTGGAGTTCAAGGAACATTTACTATAGGTAATGAAACTATCAATGCTGTACAGTTTGACTACGAGTCAATAAAAGAAAACTATAGTAGAGCACGTACAGTTTATCTGTCTTCACATTCTTCAAATACAAATACGTCATATGTACGTGCAGCATAATAGGAATATATAATGTCATTAAAATGGCCTAACAAAGACCCTGATGAAATACTAGACTACAGCATAGACTGGTCACGTTTTATTGGCTCTGCAACTTTAAGCACCGTAGCTTGGAGTGTAGACAACGCAGATGGAGTTAAGACTACACTTGTTGCAAGTGGTCCTATAGTACATGGTATACAGCTTGTATCTTCAACACTCACAAACACGATAGCTACTGCACGAGTAAGTTTAGGTACAGATAACGTAAGATATAAATTTTATTGTACTGTAACTACATCTGATGGCTTGACATTTGAACGTACAGTATTATTACGTGTGAGGGAAAAGTAATGGCATACAATTTTTTAAGTCTTGTCAATGAGGTTAATCGTAGACTAAACGAAGTAGAGCTTACTAGTTCTAACTTTGCAACAGCAACAGGTTACTACAATACGGCTAAAGATTCAGTTAATAGTGCTATAAGGCATATCAATCACGAAGAGTTTGGTTGGCCTTGGAATCACGTAGAGGAAGAAGATATACTTACTGCAGGTGTTACACGGTATGGTTATCCTTACGATGCTAAGTCAATTAATATGGATAGCTTTAGAATGAAACGTAATAGTGACTTAAATATCTCAACTACTAAATTACAGAGCATGACATATCAAGAATATCTTGACAAGTATTCTGACTATGAGTATAATAGTGATACAGGTATACGTGCTAAACCAAGATACGTAAGTAGAGCACCTAGTCAAGAATTTATAATATTTCCTACACCTGATAAAGCATATGAGTTAGTGTATGAATACTATCGTAATCCCGTAGATTTAGAATTACAAGATGATGTACCTACTGTACCATCAGATTTTAAACATGTAGTCACTGATGGTGCTATGTTTTATGCGTATCAATTTAGAGGTGACAATCAATCTGCACAATTATCTCAACAAAAGTTTGAACAGGGTATAAAGTTTATGCGTAGTATATACATAAACACTTACGATTATGTACGTTCTACAGTAAAGTATAGTAACCCTAGTACATTTGGTTTATTGAAAGTATAACAGTATGACTACAGCATGGTCTACATTTCCTGTGCAGTTTACAGGTGGTTTGGTTACAAACATAAGTCCTTTGCAACAAGGTATTAATGCTGTAGGTTCTGCCTTTATATTACAAAACTTTGAACCATCACTTGACGGTGGTTATCGTAAGGTAGCAGGGTATAGCAAACTAGACGATGCTCAGTTAAGTGGTAGTGGTGTAGTACAGGCATTAGCTATTGTTGAGAACGAAGACGAAGAAAGGTTTATTGCTGCACGTAGTGGTGTATACTATTTAATAAATACTACAGACACAAATCCTGCATGGTCATCTAAAGCTACAGCAAGTAGTACAGGGTTTACTCGTGCTAGGCATGTGAGCTATAACTTTAACAATTCACTTAAAATAGTATTTGTTGATGGTACAAATTACCCTGTTTATTACACAGATAGTAATCAAACAATGTCTTATATAACAGGAAGTGGTACTGGTCAGTCTGCAGTAAATGGTGCAAGTACTGTAGAGTTATTTAAAAGTACATTGTTTTTTGGTAAAGGTACAGAGTTAATATTTACTGCACCTTATTCAGATACAGACTTTGATCCTGCAAACGGTGCAGGTAGTATAGGTCTTAACTCTGATATAACAGGTCTTAAAGTTTATCGTGATGCATTAATAGTATTTTGCCGTGATAAAATTATGAGGCTAACTGGATCAAGCTCTGCTGATTTTACACTAAGTGCAATTACAGAAGACCTTGGTTGTTTAAGTGCAGATACGATACAAGAGATTGGCTCTGACATTATGTTCCTTGGTCCTGATGGACTACGTACATTAAGTTCTACAGAACGTATTGGTGACTTTGGAATTGATGTTGCATCTAAAAATATAAGACCTACAGTAACTGAAATGCAAACTTTTGCACAAAGTTTTTCCAGTACTGTAATTAGAGGTAAAGCTCAGTATAGATTATTTAGTTATGTAAGTGGTGAAACTGTAGATGTAGCTAAAGGTGTACTAGGAACAAAGTTTGTAGATCAAGGTGGTACAGGTTTTCAGTGGGGTGAGTTAAAAGGATACAAATGTTATATAGCAGATTCTCAGTATATTGGAGATAATGAATTTATAATATTTGCAAATACCGATGGTTATATTTATAGAATGGAAAGTGGTACATCAAGAGATAGTAGTAATATAAATGCTATATATGAATCGCCATTTATGCCAATCACAGACCCACAAAAAAGAAAAACATTTTATAAATTAGATTTATATATAAAACCATTTGGTGCAGTTAATGTTGTTGCAGGTGTAAAATACAACCAGAATGACAGAGACAAAATACAACCTGCTACATTTACATTATCTTCTAGTGCAGGTGGTGGTGGTTTTTACGGAAATAGTACAGCTATATTTAATACGACAACATATGGAGAACCAAGAACACAATCATTCAATAATAATATTGTGGGTTCAGGTAATACAGTAGCATTACGAATAGAAGATAATAGTTCAGATGCGGCATTTTTGTTAGATACAGCAATACTCGAATATGCTGAAAACAATAGGAAATAAAGGAAAGTCTTATGGGTACAGGCTATGTAAGAAATGATACAGCTAATAATATTGCCAATGGTAATGTTATTAATGCTGACGATTTAGATGGTGAGTTCAATGCTGTAGAAGCTGCATTTAATAATAGTTCAGGTCATACCCACGATGGTACTACATCTGAGGGTGCTGCTATTGAGGTAATTGGTCCTAGTCAAGACATAGTTGCTACAGCCTCACTACTACGTCCTAAAACAAATAATGCAGTTGATCTTGGTACTACAAGTTTAAAGTATAAAGATTTACATATGCAAGGTACTGCAGCTATAGCTACTAATGCTACAGTAGGTGGAACATTAGGAGTAACTGGTGCAACTACTTTAAGTGATACATTAGCAGTTACAGGTAATCAAACTAATACTGGTAATCTTACTGTTAATGGTAATACTACACTTGGTAATGCAGCATCTGATACAGTAACGGTTACTGCTGATGTGGCTTCAAATCTTATTCCTTCTGCTGATAACACTTACGATCTGGGTGCTAGTGGCAGTGAGTGGAAAGACCTCTATGTTGATGGCACTGCCAATATTGATACTGGCTCTATTGATACTGCAAATGTGGGAACTTTAGCCGTATCAGGTAATAGTACATTACAAGGTGATCTTACTGTTAATGGTAGCATAAGTGGCTCTGGTTCTATTGTTGCAACTACAGCAAATACACTAACAACTGCACGTACAATTACAATTGCAGGTGCAACTGCAGGTGCAGCTAACTTTGATGGTTCAGATAATATAACTATAACAACAAGTGGTCTTACACTTGGTGGTACAGCAGTTACATCTACAGGTGCAGAATTAAACATACTTGACGGTGTTACATCTTCAACTGCAGAGTTAAATTTATTAGATGGCGTAACTACAAGTACTGCAGAATTAAACTTTGTAGATGGGGTAACATCTGCAATACAGACACAACTAGATGCAAAAGTTGATGAAACACACACAGGTGATGTTGACATTACTGGTGAACTTGTGGTACAATCCTACAATGAAACATATCAAAGTGTTTCATCATCAAGTAATACAACAACTATAAACTGTGAGACTGGTAATGTGTTTGCATCAACATTAAGTGAGAATACAACATTTACTTTTACTAATCCACCTGCTAATAATACAGCATATGGTTTTAGTTTAAAAATTGTACAAGATGCAAGTGCAAGTGGTTATACATTAACATGGCCTACTACTATAGATTGGCCTAATAAAACTATACCTTCACTTACAAGTACTGCTAATGCAATAGATCAGTTTGTATTTTATACACATGATGGTGGAAGTAACTGGTATGGGTTTACAGTAGGTAAAGATTTAGGATAATATAAAATGAGTAACGTTAAAAAGTTAATGATGACTGCAGCAGGTGGTGATCCTGTTAATATAGAGGATGTTTTTCACACTCAAGTTTATACAGGAACAAATGCTAATCAACAGGTAACAAATGGTATAGATTTGAGTACTGAGGGGGGATTGTTGTGGTTTAAATCTCGTAGCAATTCAGACAGTCACCGTTTAATAGACACAGAAAGAGGTTTAACAAAATCTTTAAGTAGTCACTTAGGTGCACAAGAAACCAATTATAATGCTTCATATCCTTGGCTTACTTCATTTAACACTGATGGTTTTACAATCGGCAACCAAAACGATACTAACTATAATGGTTATGAGTACGTTGGTTGGACATTTCGCAAAGCTCCTAAATTTTTTGACATAGTTACCTATACTGGAAATGGTACGGCAGGTCGTACTATAAGTCATAATCTTGGTACTACTGTTGGATCAGTGTGGGTAAAAAGAAGGGACAGTTCTGCTTATTGGATGATTTATCATAAGGGTATACACTCAAGTAATCCTGAGTACTATCATTTAGCTTTAAATGAAACTTTTAGTTTTAATGACCTTGGTCAAAGTCAATCAAATCCAAGTAATATGTGGAATCAAACTGCCCCAACATCTACACAAATTACGTTAGGTTCAGATACAAATGTAAATGAAAATAATGCAACCTACGTAGCATACGTTTTTGCACACAACAATAATGACGGTGGCTTTGGTCCTGATGAAGATAAAGATGTTATAAAATGTGGAACTTATACTGGTGATGGGGGTGCAGGAACAACAGAAGTAAACTTAGGGTTTGAACCACAGTGGATATTAGTTAAGGCTTCTAGTGCAGCCGATAACTGGTTTGTTATAGATAACATGCGAGGTTGGGCTACACACAATAACCAATCTAATGATGCATATTTGTACCCCAATAACTCAAATGCTGAAAGCACAGGTGGTTTTTTAGACATAACTAGTACAGGATTTAAGACAACACTTTATTCTAATGTTAATGTAAATAATAGAGAATACATCTACATAGCAATAAGGCGTGGCCCAATGGCAACACCAGAAAATGCTTCTGACGTATTTGCAGTCGATGCAGTAAATACATCAGCTACCCCTAATTATGTTAGTGGTTTTCCTGTTGATTTTCTTATTGAAAGAAGTGTAGATGGATCAAACACTCGTTTTTACGACAGGTTAAGAGGTCAAAACCAACTTTATACTGACAATAATTGGGCTGAAGGTACTGGCAGAGGGTCTGAAGAATGGGATCACATGACTGGTGTTAAGTTTGTAAATAGTAGTAATTATTACTGTTGGATGTGGAAACGTGCTCCTGGATTTTTTGATGTGGTCACATGGGAGGGGGCATCAGGAACTCTTAATTCAGTCAAGCATAATCTAGGGGTCAAACCAGATTTAGTTATTTTGAAGTACAGAGGGGCTACAGATTCTTGGTATGTATACAACAGTGAAACAACAGGCTATTTAAATCTAGATACTTCTGGTGCTACTGTAGGTAGTACTGATTACATGGCAAGTACAACAGCCACTGATTTGAATGTTACAGGTCTTGTATCAAACCCTGCGAATAAACCAATAGCCTACCTTTTTGCTACCTTAAATGGTATATCCAAAGTGGGAACTTATACTGGGAATGGTGGTTCTGGCACTACTGGTAATACACAAAATATAGATTGTGGATTTTCTAATGGAGCAAAATTTGTTATGATTAAGCCACTAAATGCAAACGACAGTTGGTTAATCTTTGATACAGAGAGAGGCATTACATCAGGAGGTAGTGATCCTTTTTTTCCACTGAATGAAACTGATCAACAAATAGGGGGTGATAATATAAACCCTTATAGTTCTGGGTTCACAGTTGTTCAGCATGGAAACGCAAGCACAAATCTTACTGGCAGAGAATATATTTTTTATGCCGTAGCAGTATAATCAAACTCATACGAAAGGATCAATCAAATGGGTGAATATAGAAATAGAACAACAGGTGAAGTTAAAACACAAGGTGAACTTAGGCGTGACAATCCTAATATGTCTATGCCTAGAGCATGGAATAGTAATACACATGACGCATTAAATGTAGACCCTGTGCTTGAAGCACCTAAACCTACATCTGGTATTGGACAATATCAACAGGTTGTACGTAATGGTGTAGTACAAGATGCCAAGGATAACTGGGTTCAAGCTTGGAAAATTGTAGATATGTTTGCTGACATTGAAGGTGGTCAAACTAAATCACAACAAGAAACTGCATATCAAACATCTTTAGATACTAATGCAGCAAGTCGTAATCGTAACAACCGTGATAGACTTTTAGCTGAGACAGATTGGTGGGCAGTGTCGGATCGTACTATGACTTCTGATCAAACAGCTTATCGTAAAGCACTACGTGATATAACTACTCATTCTGACTGGCCTCACCTAGAAGAGGACGATTGGCCTACTAAACCATAAGGTGTAGGATATGGCTGACATTAAATTAACATCAGAAGAAATAGAAACAATGCTAGACAACGCAGCTAGACGTGGTGCTAAAGAGGCACTACGTTCTATCGGGTTACTTGATGATGATGCACAAAAAGATATACTAGAAATGCGTAACTTGATAGAAGCATGGAGAGATACACGTAGAAGTATATGGAGTACTGTAGTAAAGTTAGCTACAGTTGGAACACTAACATTCATAGCAGGTGCTGTTTGGATGACATTTGGTAAGTAAGGCATAAACAATGAATAATCAATTTAAAAATCCTACATTCGGTGGTTTCAAACCAAATGCAATGCAACGTATTGCAGGAACATTAGGTTATACAGGAGAGATGTCTGGGTTTAATTCTTATCTAGAGCAAAACCCCGACAAGAAAAACCAAATGGATGAGTTTAAAAAAGCAGCTATGACGATGGCTAAAGGTGGAGCAGTACGAAAGTTTCAAACAGGTGGTTTTAATACTTCTGATACAACACAATCTATGATGAATCAGTTTAATCAATCACAAGCTCAAGGTGGTTCTGGCATGACAACGCAGGAGTTCGTAAACACAGTAAATAATCCCTTTCAACAAGCAATTAATGATGCAGGTAAGGTTTTAGCCAATCAATCTACTTTAGATCAACAAGCACAGCAATATCAACAACAGTCTGAACAAACAGCTAATCAAGCTGCTCAAATGCAACAACAAGCTGATCAGACTGCACAACGAGCACAACAGTACCAACAGACACAAGGCCAAACTGTACAACAAAATGCAGCAGGTAGTTTTGACATAGTTGATGCTTCAGGTAAAGTTATTAAAACTAATATTGATACTGCTGAACAGGCACAACAAATGTCTGGTCAACAGCAACCTATAACTACTATGCCTATTCCAGACTTGGGTGGTTATGATCCATCACAGGGTATGCCAGAGGCATTACCAGAACCTGACTTTGGTGGTGAAGGGTATGTACTACCTGACTATGCAGAAGGACAGTTAAAAACTATTGTTACAGGGGGTACTGATCTTAGTAATATTACAGTAGAAGGTAACACTGTAACATTTGCTGATGGTAAAACAATACAAGCACAAACACCTGAACAAGCTCAGATGGTTGTAGATGCTGCAAATAAATATAAAACAGAAGTACAAGACCCATATAAATTAAAACAAGATGCATATCGTAATTACATAACAAGTGGTGTAACAGGCGGTGTAACAGGTGATATTGAAAACATTGAACAGGAATTTAATACTGCTCAGTCTAGCTACACACAACAAAACTTAGAACTAGAACGTTTAAGTGCACAGGCTGCAGCTAATCCAGATGATCCTTATTTCAAAGAACTTGTAGAAGCTAAAGGTAAAGAGGTATCTGATAGTTACACAAGATTGCAACAACTTAAACCATTATATCAAGCAACACAAAAAACTATAGCAGACGTAATGACAGGACAAGCAACTTCTCCTACATTACCTGAAGGTGCTAAACAACAGGCTACATTAATAGGTGCTCCTATGCAGGAAGAACTTATTAAACAAACCAGTGGTCAAGTAACTGGTGCAGGTGGTGTAGGTGCAGTAGCACAAGCAGATACATATCTTGCACAAAATGTAGAGCAGCCTGATACAGCTAAGTATGAAGCAGATGTTGCTGCAGATAAAGTAGCTGCACAGACACAAGCATTAAATGCTGCGCAGACAAATGAAAACGATACACGTGCACGAGTAGCTGCAGCACAAGCTACAGCAAGTATGGTTGGTGATCTTAATGCGGCACAAGGTACTGCAATTCAATTTAATAATCAAGTAACTCGTGAACTGCAGGATGGAGAAGTTATAGATGGTGCATCTACAGATGCCGTAAAAGCTGCTAAATTTACCGAATCTGTAGAAGCAGCATCAGCTACACCTTCAGAGAAAGCTACAGTACAAGGACAAATGGTTGGCCTTATGGAGCAATTTGATGGTGGTAAAACACCTGCTTGGGCTTCAGGTGCAATACGATTAGCCAATCAACAAATGGCTTCACGAGGTCTTAGTTCTTCATCAATGGCAGGTCAAGCTATTATACAAGCAACTATGGAATCTGCATTACCAATTGCACAGGCTGATGCCCAAACCGTTGCAAGTTTTGAAGCACAGAATTTATCTAATAGACAACAACGTGCAATGCTTGCAGCAGAACAACGTGCGGCTTTCTTAGGACAAGAGTTTGATCAAGACTTTCAGACACGTGTTCTTAGAGCAACTAAAATTAGTGACATAGCCAATATGAACTTTACTGCTGATCAACAGATTCAGTTAGAAAATGCTCGTGTTGTTACAACTATGAATATGGAAAATCTAAACAATCGTCAGAGTATGGTTCTTGCAGAGGCATCTGCACTTTCTAATTTAGATATGGGTAACTTATCTAATAGGCAACAAACATCTGTACAAAATGCACAAAACTTTTTAAGCATGGATTTAGCTAACTTAAACAATGAGCAACAGACAGAGGTATTTAAGTCACAACAGATTATACAGTCTATGCTTACAGATCAAGCAGCAGTAAATGCATCAAAGCAATTTAATGCACAGTCAGAAAATCAAGCTAATCAGTTTTACAATAACTTAAACTCTACTATTAATATGCACAATTCTGAACAAGCTAATGCACAATCAAGATTTAACGCAGGTCAAGAAAATGCAATGTCTCAGTTCAATGCAGAAATGAAAAATCAACGTGAGCAATTTAATGCAAGTAATCAATTAGTAGTAGATCAGTCTAATGCTACGTGGCGTAGAGAGATAGCAACACAAGATACTGCAGCCATTAATCGTGCAAATGAAATGAACGCATTGGCTACTCTTAACGTTTCTAATACTGCATATAATAATATGTGGCAGATGTATAGTGACCAAATGAGTATGGCATTTAAATCATCTGAAAGTGAAGCAGAAAGAATAAATAACATTGCATTACAACAACTTGCTAATGATGCATCTTTTGATTTAAATAAAATGAAAAATGATTATAATTCTTCTGCAGCATTTGGTGGTGCAATAGTTAGCTTACTAACTGCATCGGCAGATTCAATTATAGGAGGATGGTTATAATGTCAGTATATGATGTAGGTGCTCGTGTATATGCAAAAGCAATTAAAGATATAAATACAACTAAAGAAAAACCTGTTAAAAAAACTGGTGGTTTGTTACAACGTAACATGGCAAAACAAACAGAAGAAAAAAAGAACCTTGAACCTTATGATGTTGTATTAGATGCAGTTAAGCAGGTACAGGCAGAAAGAAGGAAGTTTTTATAATGGATAGTGTACAAGGAATGTTCATGTCTGCAGTTCCAGGGATGGGGTTAACAGAAGAGTTAGGTGCTACACCTTGGCAACATCCACCACAGTACACAACTGTGGAAGATGCTTTAGATTTTTATGCCCCAAAAATATTAAATCCAGATGCCAAACCTGACTTGTTAAATGTTATGGAAATGGGTATACCTTTAACAACAATTGCACAGGGATTACAGATGGGTGGTGTTATGCAAGGTAAGCACACTATAGATGTAGGTGTATTAATTATGCCTGTGCTTATTGAGTTGCTTGCATATGTAGCAGATACAGAAGGTGCAAAGTATAACACTGGGCTTGGGCCAGTTAAAAAAGATAAAGATAAAATTACTGATACTGAAATTGGTTTGGCAATGCAAAAGATACCAGACGTAGTAGAAGAAACAGAAAGAAAAATAGAACAAGAAGAACCTATGGAAGAGCCTATGGAAATGGAAACAGAACCAGAAGAAGCTGAACCTATGGGTCTTATGGCACGGAGGCAATAATGGGATTTAGTCTAGCAGGTTTTATAGGCGGTGCTTCACAAAAACTTACTGATGTAATTGAAGCAAAAGAAGAAGAGATTCTTGAAGCAAAACTTCTTAAAGAAGAACGTGAGTGGCAAGACACTCAATACTCAAAACGTCTTTCACTACAGGAAGAGCAGACAATTGCTGCTGAAACAAGAGCACGTAATCAACAAGTTGGAGATGCTATGGGAACACTAAACACTTTATATAAAGATAAAGATTTCACTGCTAATATAGCTAAAGAAGGTTTAGGTGCTATACAATCTTATATAACTTTAGGTAATCAAATAGCAAGTATTGGTGGTAAACCTATGTCTTACATAAGAGCACATGATAATGACATAGATGCAGCAAATAAAACTTTACAAAACATAAAGGGTACTGAAACAGAAGCAGCTATACCCACTACTAGTTATGACTTTGACTTTGAAAAACTAGCTTATGAAAAACAGTTAGCTTCCTTTTCAGGAGATTTAGATGGGCTGTTAAGTTTTAAAACTGTACAATTAATGAAAGTAGAAAAGTCAGGAAATAAAAACGAAATAGAAAATGCACTTAAAGAATATGAAACTGTTATGAAAGCAGTTAGACGTGCAGACCCAGACGAAATAGAACAGGTTTGGTCTAATCCAGATTCTATAGTTGAAGCAAATAAAGTACAGGCATTAAATACAATTGGAGAAGTAGCAGGTGAGTTTGGTATAATAGCAGAAGAACTAGAGGGTACAAGATGGAAAAGTCCTTTAACTGAATATTTAGCAGGTGTGTACACTATAAGAGAAACTAAATACCATGAACCCGAAAGAGTTAAAGATGTTAGTGGTCAGATAAAAGGTATGATGGAAGGTGCTATAAATGATTTATATGCTTCTCATGCAGACCCTCTATCAAGAAATTTTATTGAAAGTACTGAAAGAGAAAGAATTAATGACACAGATGCAAGTGGCAATAGTGGTGGACCTAACTTTAAGGCTCATGCAGATATAGCTAATAACTACAAAATAAAGTCTGAATTTTCTACAGGAACTTCTAGTGTATATTATATACCTATAGGAAAAGGTTTAAGTAAAAATACAATGGACGACATTCCTGACTCAGTAAAAACTGAAATTGAAATTGGTGATACTGTTATTCTTGAAGATGCAGGTAAATTAAAATATACTATATTTACAGGAGTTGCATTAGAAAACAAGAATTTATTTTTAGATTTAAGAATACAGGAAAAGTAGTATGGCAGAGCCAAGTGTAATACCTTTTTATAATAAAGATAAGGAAGAAGAAAAAGACTTAACTGTTTCTTCACCTATTAATACAGGTACAGCTTCTCCAATTACGGATACAGGTACAGCTTCTCCAATTGTAGGGTATAGAAATAAAAGTGACGAGTCTCTTTTAAATAATCCAGTAGATCCAGTAGCAGATATTATAGAAGCAGAGGATAAAGTTCAAGACTCAGAGAAGTCTCCTACTATTTTAGATAGACCACAAGAACTTATTACTGCTGTAGGAGAAGGTGCAGCTTTAGCTATTGGAGAAACTGCACAGTTTTTTAATGAGACTGGGGAGGCAATAGAAGATTACTTCAATGTAGGCCGTGTGGTATTTAAAGATAATCCACAAAGTTTTTTACCCATGATAGAGTATTGGGATAGAGACAGAGTACGTAAAGAAGGTTTAAAAGATAGTATTATAGGTGCAGTCGAGCACATATCTGAAACTGCAGAGGAAGCAATACCAGATACAGAAACTGTTATTGGGGG